AGGTCTCGTATTCCTTTCCCACCACCACAACCGCCAGCTCACCAACCACCGTCTGATTGACCAGCTGCTGCAGCGCTTCTGTGTTGCGGATTACCTGTGCTCGGCTTGGTGTAAGCCCTACCGTGCTGCGCGGCGCCGATGATGGGAAAAGGTTGTAGAGCGCGCCAAGGATAGACGATGCACCACCGCCGAAGCTGCGCCTGATACCCGATACCAGACCGGTAATGCTCAGAGCCAGATCTCCTGGCGAGCTGATAACGCTGGACAGCGTTCGGCTGAAGCGCGTGACGCTCTGCTGAAACTCTGACTCCAGCTCCGTGGCACTCCCCACCGTGTCGGTGACGGTACCGAAAACTGATGTTGCGTTGCTGAATAGTGAGCCACCGAACGAGCCTGGTGACTCGAGAAAGTCAGTCAACTGGTTCAGCTGGCCTATCGCCGTCTCGCGCACGAACTGGGGAAATCCGTCGACGCCGAAGCGCTCCGCGAAAGACTCGCGCGCCTCTTCCTGAATCGACTGCGACCTGGCGGCCAAAACGTTGGGGCTGTCGATACCAATGGTTGGCTGCCCGAGTTCGCCTGCCTCGCCGAACGTGACGGTAAAGCGACACATGCGCCCTTCAGCGGTGTCATGCCGGACGCGGAAACCAGAAGCCCCAACAGATCGATCACCATAGCGAGGATGGACCAGCCGGCCTTCGCCTGGTGTATCGCGAATCGCCTTGATCAGTTCGGCAAGTTGCAAGTCGTAGTCGTCGCCGACCAGGTAGCCTTCGACCTGAAATACGTCAGCAGAGCGCCCAAGGTCTTCCAGGCTCGGCACATCCACCAGCGCGGCGACGTGCGTCACCTGGCGTCGCCCAAACTCTGCTTCGTCAGTCTTTACGAAAAATCCCACACCTCGGAAAGATGCGGGCTGTAAGCGGTCAATCCAGCTCATGGATTCATCCCCATCATGCTATAGCCCTGCTGCGTGCGGATGCTGGCGCCCGGTGTGGCCGAGGTATCAACCTGGGCACCGGTTGGCAGGTTCTTGAAGTCCACGGTGATCGCTGCCTTCGCGTTCGTCAGGCCTGCCGCAATAGGCCCGCCTTCAGGGATGGCCGTGTAGTTGCGGTTAGGGTTGGCGCCTGCACCATCGTCGCCGCCCATGCCTGGTATCTTGGACTTGATCATCGCGCCCAGGTCGAAGCCGGTGAAGAATTTGATCAGGGAATTGAACGAATCCATGATGAATCCCACCGGGTTGAACTCGCGCCAAAGGGTGAACAGGCCGTCGATGATGCCCACCTTGAAGGCCTTGCGAACCGCCTCGAACTTCTCAGTGAAGAACGACGAGAAGTCATCCCAGTTGCGATAGATCAGGATAGCGGCAGTAGCGATGGCGGCCAGCCCGGCAAGGAACCAGCCAATCGGCGTCAGCGCGATAGCCACACCTAAGCCCTTGAGCGCCAACGCCATGTTCAGCACGGCGCCTATCAGGCTCACGGTCATGTATGTGCCGATGGCAACGAACACCGTATTCAGCACGCCGATGTTGTCGCTGATGCTGATGATCGCATTACCCAGCGGCTGCAGGACATCCCATAGACGAGACAGCCCGGCGCTCGCCTGCTCGATGTATCCGGGCAGGTTATTGGCGAAGGCGGCGGCGAACGCTTCGATCTGCGGGCGGTATTTTACGATGGTCTCGATCAGCTGCTTGCCGAGGCGTGACAGCACCGGGATCAGCTGCGAGCCAACCGAGAAGAAGACCCCCTGCAGTGCGAATTTGATGTCGTCGAGGATATCGCCGAAAGCCTCTCCATCGCGCACCGCCGTGTCAGACAGCACAACACCAAGGCGACGGGCCTCGCCGGAAAGCTCAGCTATCCCTGAAGTGCCAGAACGGATCAGTGGCAGCAGCTCCAGAGCGCCGCGGCCGAATAGCTTGGTCGCCGCCTGGGCCTGCAGCGCAGGATCTTTGATGCGGGATATCCGGTTGACGAACAGGTCGAACACCTCGTCGGTGGTCTTCATGGTCCCGTTCGTGTTCTTCATGCTGATGTCCAGGCCATCGAACATCTCGGTAAGCGCCTTGTCGCCCTTAGCGGCAGCACCGATGGACACCGTCATTTTCTCCAGGGCCATGCCCAGCGCCTCGCTAGAGGAACCTGTCTGCTTGGCGGCATAGGAGAGTTCTTGGAAGCGCTCGCGGCTGATCCCTGATATCTCGGCCATGTCGCCGATGGCGCCGGTCATGTCGGCATACTTCTGGGCAGCCGCCGCCACGCCTGCGCCGCTGAGGCCAACCGCCGCGGCAAACCCCAGCATGGTCTTGCCGACTCCCGCCACCGCCCGGCCAAGCCCAGCAGATGCCCGGCCAACATTGCCGATCGCATTGGTGAGCACCGGGATTCCGGCACGATCAGATAGCCCGCGGATGCCGCCGGCCATGCGTGAAATTTTAGAACCCACAGACGAAACGGAGCCGCTGATCTTCTTCAGCGGCCCCGTGATTTTGTCGACGGCTTCAATGATGACGCTTAACGGGTAGCTTCTTCCTGCGCCGCCTGTTGCCATTCGCCCCACTCCTTTGCTCTTTCGATCCAAAACGCGAAGTCTTCCGCGTCCATGGCATCAATTTCGCTGGGCTGGATACGAAGTGTGCCTGCCAGCAGCGTGTAACAGCGCGACCAATCTACCGGCCACGCGTCACAAAGTTTCCCACTTCATCGAGCACCGTGGTCAGGTCGGAGGCGTCCATCTCGTCGAATACGACTGGAAGCTGGCCAGACAGGTGAGCCGCCAGCGCCATGGATTCCGCCATGCTGTTCTGGCCCTTCATGAACTTCTTCAAGTCCTTACCCTTGGGGCGGCGCAGGCTGATTTCGTCGATCAGGTCTTCGCCAATCTCGACCGGGTACTGCAGCTGGATTTTCACAGTGTCGTTGCTCATACGAAGGTGCCTTCTTTGTCGCTCACGAATCGGACCGGGAAGTTGCCTTCCTGGCTGTTGCCGGTGCCCTCGCCTTCGTACCAGGCATTTGCCAGGACGAGCGTTTTGCCGTTGGCCAGCTCGAGAGTCACGGTGACGTTGTTGGCGGTGACCAGGGCTTCGAGGTCGACGTTCTCGCCGTCGCGGATCTCGCCCTCAACGAATGCCGCTTGTGCTGTCTGGCTGTAGCCGTCGACACCCGTGGCGCCAACCAGCGGAGCGCGCAGCGGCTTACCCAAGTTGAACGTGAAGTTGCCAACTGCGTTGTACACCTTGCCGTCGATCTTGACTGCCAGAAGGCCGCCTCGAACACGGTTGTTTTGAACTGCCATGTCGGCGCCCTCTTATAGGATGAATTGGATTTTGTTCGCCACGATACGGAGCTGGTTGACCAGATCCGGCACGAGCAGGTTGTTCAAGCGGTTACGGTCAGCCAGATCACGCTCGCTCAGGCTCAGCTCTTTGAAGCTGTCGATGTTCTCGACCACGCCGATCTCCTGCCACTCCATTGCCTTGGCGACCATCTCGGCCTTCATGGTTTTAGGAGTAACGATGTCCTGGCCGGGGCCAAATCGGTTGCCGTCGTCTGCGAGCTTGCTGCGCGGGAACTTGCGGCGGACAGTATCTGCCCAGTCGTGGCGCAGGTAGATCAGCGTGGCCAGAGTCTCGCTGTCGAGGTACGAGGCGTCAGCCCCGCCGGCGGCATTCTGCTTGTAGGTGGTGATCAAGCGCTCAGCCTGCATTACACCGGCTGCGGTCACATACGTGGTGGCGACGCCATCGAACAGCAGGATGTTGCGCTCTGGCAGCGTCAGACGATCTTGCTCGGCGGCCGGCTTGCTCCAGATGTACGGCAGGTTCTGAACTGGTCGCGCAGGGTCGTTCGAGACAGCAAACGCCCACATGGCCATCGTCTCGGCAGCCTTCTCATATGCCGGCGTCGGCTCTTTGATGGCCTGTACGATGGTCAGGTGCTCGCTGTTGCGGCTATTGCCCAGCGTGCCGAGCGAAGCAACGGTGCCATTCGCGGCGACGAATACGTGACCCTCTACTTCGCGAAGCGGACCCCAGCGCTCGAACTGCTCGTTTTCCAAGATGGTCAGGTTCGCTGCATCGCTGTAGGCGCACGCAATGGCCTGGAACCAGGCATCTCCCAAGTTGGCCAGAGCATCGGCGATGGGTGGGTTGCCGGTGCCGCCAGTGAACGCGGTGATCGCGTATGCGGTTCCAGCCGGCAGGCTTTCGCCGAAGTAGTTGACGCGAGCTTCCAGCGCGTTCCCGGTCTCGCCCTTGTTGCGCGCGGTGAGGGTGACCACGCCTGCAGCGTTCGCGGCGGTAACAGGCAGAGAAGCGTCGCCGGTGATGGCGGCAACGATCTTGCCAGCAATCAGCGTAGGCGTGTCAGTGCTTGCGACGCCGATCTGCAGCGTGCGGCCAGCGATCATCAGCGCGAGTGTTCCCGCGGCAGTGGCGGTGCCGGTTACGGTAATAGTCGCAGTGGCGGAAGCGCCAGCAGCAGGATCAGCCAGAGGAAGAACGAACAGGTCTGTGAAGTCATCCTGCGCCACTGCAGCGGCGACCATACCAGCGGCTACAGAGCCAGCGCCGAACAGGCCATCTGCCGCGGCCACGCTCAGGCACTGCACCGGGACTTCAGGAACTGCCGAGCCAGCAGGCAACATGGTGCCGATGATCAGGCGGCGATACTCCAGCAGCTGGGCGCCGCTGATAGCTCGCTGGTTGTTGATCTCGGAATAGACGCCGGGCACGCGCAGGTTGCGCGGGATTCGGTCAAATGTGAGCGCCATCAGTTTTTCTCCTTCGCCGGCTTGTCGGCTTCTTCTTCAACGATCTTGAGATCGCCGTCTTTGATCCGGCGGCGGTAGTACTGGTCGAGAACGACCGTTTCGCCGTCCTTGCCAATGTGCTGCTTCGTGTCGGGATTACGAACCAGGTTGTGCCCGGCCGGCTTTACGCGAACTTGGTTGCTCATGGGAGATTCACCGTTTGCTTGGATTCGGCCGCGCCCACTAAGTAGGTGTTTGCGACGGTTAGTAGATCGTCCAGGGTGTCGGCCTTGCCGGCGTCTGGCAGAGCTGAATAGTAAGTCATCTCGAAGGTGATCGCTAAGCCGCCGTTGATTACCTGGGCGCCGGCGTCGATCAGTTGCATCCGCGTGGCGCCAAGATTGAACT